GGTATAGGGTGTTTTGTATTTCCCGGAGTAACTGAAGGTATTGATTGGAACATGTTTAAACAAAAGGTTCAATCGGGATCAAAAGAACCCGTGGAACAAATGGGTTTACATTTCGATACAACAGTCACAAACCGAATCTCAGATGATATATATTCCGTAAACGAAACATCGGCAAAATCTTGGGTTATGATGAATAAAAACGTGACTAAAAATCTTAAAGATAAGAAAAATGGTGCGTTTAAGATACACCCTAGAATGAAAACTATGTTTACAAAATTCAAAGAAGCTGGTATCAAAATTCATGCGTATACAGCATCTAAGTTAGTCATGACATATAGTCACGAATGTGTAAGTAATATACTCAACGCTGCAGGTGTTAAAACAAATTAAAGAATAGAGTAATTATATAGAACAGAATGACACGTGTATTTATAAAGTCGAGTGATCCACTTTATAAATATGCGATTTCCTTTATGGAATCCAAATGGGGTACTAAAAAAGGTATTTTTCCGGGGTGTCAACCAATTTCCATCGAACGGAAACATTTTGGTATACTCGCGAACAATGATTACGTTGTGTGTGAAAAAACGGATGGTACGAGATACATGATGTTGGCGTTTATGTTTGAAAATCGAAAAGTGTGTGTTTTCTTAAACCGTGCACTCGAAATGTTTATGTGTCCACTTAATTTTAGACGACCGATATATGACGGTACTATACTCGAAGGTGAATTGTACGAGGATGTATTCATGATATACGATTGTTTAATGACGTGTGGAGAAGTTATCGGACAACAAAACTTTTTAGAACGACTGGAACACTGTGAAAAAACAACTAAAAAGATGATGGTTTTAAAAACAGATCCATTATTTTTAAAAGTTAAAACGTTTCATCTGCACGCAGATTTTAAAGAGTTTATGGACGTGTATCTTCCTTCCGTCAAACAGGAAATGGATGGTCTTATTTTTACACCCGTAAACGAACCTGTACGTACAGGTACACACGAAACCATGTTCAAATGGAAACCACTAAACAAAAATACAATTGATTTCAAAGTGAAGAAATCCCCGACGGTTGAAACACCTGGGTGTATACCAGGCCCACCTGTATGGAGACTGTATATACAAGATAAAGGAAAACTTATACACGAGTCTCAAATACCGATAGACCGCATGTCGGAATATAAATGGTTGAGAGAAAACGATATTGTCGAGTGTATGTACGTAACATGGGAAAAGGGTCCTTTTTGGTGGAAACCAATAAAAAAACGTACCGATAAGACATTTCCAAATAGCCGAAGAACGTTTTATAGAACCCTCGTAAACATCAAGGAGAACATTCAGATGAAGGAGTTTTTAGACTGTAGACCAAAATGTAATGACTATCTTCTTTAGGTAATTCACTAAGTTTGCCTAAACTATCGTCGTCTTGTATAAACCAATTATCGCCTATTTTACACATAGATATGTAATGCCCACCCCATTGAATACCTTTGTGGATTACCGAACCCTGTAATTCGTACCCCATTTTTAAAGACGTATCGATTTTTACTTTACTTTTTTTATCGAATGATACAAGTAGAATTTTTGGTTTTTTGGATATAAAACACCGTGTTGTTGCAACGTGGTGTTCTTTGCCGTCATTATCTATATATCCTTCCACGACGTTCCATTTGTATCCTTCATCTATCATGTCGTTTACACTTTTTACTTCCTGTTTCATAGTCAGTATATGGATACAGAATGGTGTTTTTATAACATTTTTACCCGACGGAGATATTGTAATTTGTGTCGTTTCGCCGTAGAGAAGTTCTTTAATTATAGGGTACCCCTTTTCGAGTATATCTATGATACACAATAGTGCATCCTGGGCATCGTGTGGTTCACCAATTTTAAATCTTGGATACAATTTCACAAATTCGTGTAAAAGTGGTTCGAGTGTAAACACTTTAACTTCGCGATCTGAAAAGTAAACGTAAACAATATGTTCATATATTTTTGTAAATATACACTCACCGGTATATTTATTTTGTAATATATGTACGGATATATCCTGGATATGTAAGAAACATTGTATAGCTGAATTAAAATAGCACGTATTACCTATATTCGTAAAACCATGCATCTAAAAAAGGTGTACAAAAAAGGCTTAAGAAGAAGACGCGATACATAAATGTAAAGAAATATGAACGTTCATAAAATCTGTGATACAATTGAACCTATTCTTAATAAGTTTAAGGATGAAGAGTATATCGAAATGGAGTTTCGACTCGGTAAATATAACGGGACCTTTTTTGATACAAATATTGGTGAAAAGATGTATGTTGCTATACTGAAAGGTCTCAATAAATATACCGGGTGGGAACGTATTGAAACGTCACAAACGGACGTCTTTTATCGTGAAAAGGATAATCTTCGTATATCAATAGATGAATCTACAAATGAAGAAACTATTGTAAAAAAGGAACGAGTGTGTGTCGAAGATTTTAAACAACTCGAGGGAACACCGTTTGATATACGATTTTCTGTATGTAAAGAAATTCCAATGGAACACGACTATGAAAGTGAAATGGATTGTAAAAAAACAAAAACACGTACATCATATATTCGTAAGAATGTATCCATTGATGTAACGTCGGTTTCGGGAAATACACAAGATATGGATTCCGAAGACCCGTTTACGTATCAAGTTGAATTTGAAATTATGAAACCCCAAAATGTTGAAGATAAGGATACATTATTTAATATTATCCATAAAATAAAAGATTTATTTAATATGTTGTAGAAATATATAACATGGTCATAGCTTGGGTACTTATACTTATAATTGCACTATTTTTAATGCGCGACATTGATACTACAGGTGAACGCGTTAGTGTTTTAGGGTATTCGACGAAGTATTTTTATATGTCACATGGTGAATCGAGAAAGATGTATGAACAAATGCGTAAAGATGGTATACCCGAAGAATCTCTTAAAGAGTTTATCATGATGGAAGACCGGTTTCTTAACCTCGAACGTTTATCCGTGTGTACACAAACATCGAGAATAATTGAAGCGTTTGGACTTTCTAAACAGATAACGGATAGTTTTCTCGGATACGATTTTTCGTATCATTCAAAACACCTTAAACAAATTGCCGAACCACACAAACTTATAAATCGAAGTATAGTATGTTCGTGAGATACAAAAGTGTGCGTCTGTGTGGCCCAGGGTTCATTTTATGCATATTATCATATATAAATATCATAAGACCCTTGTCGTCGGGGTCTCGGTGTTCTTCTAAATAGGCTTTAGGATTTTCCGTGTTTATAAAATCGTCCGTACAATAATATTCAATTTCCAAATTTCCCATACCTTTTTCTCCCTGTCTTTCGAGTTTAATGTAATCTGCTAAAGTATAAAATATGCTATCTATAATGCTCGACAAAATATATTTATTCCAGCGATCTTTATAATCTATAATAAAGTCATTTGTATTTTGTCGGACACGATACAGTAAGAGATCTCTCGGATCGTCCATCCTTTTTATTTATTTTTGCGTATATTCTTTAATGCTAATGGTGGTTTTTGTTGAAGTTCACGCTTTATTTTGATATAATTCTTTATTTTATTACTATTAAGTGGTGGTGTTTTTGGTAAATTTGTGGCGTATTTTACAACATTGTTTACCATATTTTTACCAAATTTACCATATAACTTTTGGGCTTCATTTTGAAGAAGTTTTATCTTAAGTGTTTTTTCCTGATTACGTTTCATATCCTTAACCATAGCCCTTTTTATATCGTTTGCCACCATCTTTTTTATGATACCGTTACGAGTTGTTACGTTGAGTGATTTATTTTTTTCAGCCTTGTTTATTTCAGACTTTACTTCGCGTACATTCTTATCTAAATCCATAACTTTACCATACTTTGTCATCCATTTCTTACCGTATAATTTAACGAGGTCATTTTTGATACTTGCATCGTTAAGTCGTCTTTTTTTATTTGTAATGTTACGGTTTCTTTTTAAGAGAACACGCTCCATCTCGTTTGCGAGTGAGTTTGGCGTGTTTGGCGTGTTTGGTTTGTTTTGAAGTTTTTCACAAAGTATCTTTACAGTATCTTTATCTTCAACTGTAATACCTTTAGATATTGCCAAAACAACGAGTTGTTCTCTTTTCATCGTTCGACACGTTTTACCATTTACTTTAAAATTTGATGTACCCTTTTCTATCGCATCGAGTGCAGAACATATGGTACTTTTTGAATTTTTTTCTTTTACGCCAACCACACCCAACTTTTTAGCAACTTCGAGTAAAACGGGTTTTGTGAGTCTATCGCATTTACGTCCACCGATTTTCATGGTACCATTTTTATCGTATGAAATAGAAACATTTTTTGGTTTCGTGGTAGTACTACGCTTTTTAGGAATTTTAAAGCAACAATCAGACCCTTGTGGATTTTTACGAACTTCAAAACCGTTTTTACACGGTGGTCTACGTGGTTTTGGACACGTCGACGCTTTCACACGTTTTGTAACGGCAAGTTTTGGTACGTTTACGTTACGGTTTACTAAACCCATAGTATACCCTAATACATGGAGTAATTTTACCATATCAACCCCTATATCGTATGCATTTTCGAGATCGTCTGGGTCGTTTTCACCTTGAATTTGAACTATACCCGAACCGAGTTTTTCGGATTTAGACGAAAGCACGAAATTATGGTCTTTATATGTCATGTATAAAAATGGTGTCATTTCTGTTTCGTACGTAACACTTTGCGCTTTTAAAGGATTTTGGCTTACGATTCTCTGTAAATCAAAATTTACATTCGTGTTAAAAAATCCCGCGATATTATTATACTCGATTTCATTGTATAAAAATTGTTGTTTTTGTGTATACGTATCGATCAAATATTTACGAAGTGCTTCGGGTTGGCGTTTAAGGTTTTTAGACCCTAAGAATCCACCCGAAAACCTGATTTTACCATTCGCGTAAATAACAAACGTAAAGTTTTTACGTTCTATACCATTCATCATATACCCACTTAACTGTACCGAAAAGAAGTTTTTATTCAAATTACCTTTTAAACCGAAATTACTTGTGTGTATAGCACCCGTTTGAAATCTTCCGTAGTATCCCTTAATTTCATTAAGGTCAATTGTTAATCCCTGTGCTATTTGAGCGTGACCCTTTGGTTTTTGCTTTAATATGTATTCTAAATCGACGCGCTTTTCATCTTTCGAAAACTTTTTGTTTACGAGAACATTATACATACCCGGGTGAAATGTACCTATCCTAAGTCCACCCTTTTTAGTGGGTGCTGTCTGAATAGAAACATTCGAATTTTTTACAAATTGCCTGGGATCCATATCTTAATCTAACGTAACATTTTAATTAGTACTCGTTACCATATGTTATTTCTTCAGTTACTATATCTACACCAAATATAAATGATTGTTTTGGGTATACACGACCCTTATATGTTAGTGTAGCTTCACGAACTTCTATATCGCGCTGACTAAAAGGACCCACGTAAAAGTCTTGTGTAAATCGAGGTTTACCTAGATTATTCGCTTGGCAATGTGAATTAAATAACGCAACGAACTCTTTCTGTGGACAATATAATTCTCTACCAAATTTTACACCCGTTGACTGAAGAAAGTTTTCAAGTGTACTTGCGATCGTCGCGACTTGTTTTTGAACCGTTTTAAAATATTCCGGAACGACGTTCCAAATATCTCGATCTGCATACTTTTGTGCATACTCTAGATAAGCACGAATACACTTTTGGAGTATAATCGGCAATTCGACATCGAGTTTGTTTTCAAGTGTTGGGTCCGCATCTTTGACCTGTTTACCGAAGTTCCACGTAAGAATACGACGCAAAACACTCCCTGAATTATCTTTCCAATTCGGAACTTCATTACCACCAAGCACACCAGGTGTTTTCCATTCGAAAGATTTAGCCTTTTCGTGTTTTACCGCAATGGAAACGTCTTCACCAGATACAACCGATTGAAACTCAGCTTGTTCGAGTTGTAAATCACCTTTTACTTCCGGGGCTATAAACATGAACGCATCGTAAATGGACGATAGACCAAACTTTTTCTCAACATTATTCGAAAGTGTACGTACATCATCCGCATTATAAAATTTACGAAACACTTTTGTTATGAGCGTTGATTTACCAGAACGCGCTATACCTTTTAGAAATGGTATAACCTGCCATGCATCCATGTCGTTTACATCAAAACATAATCGACCACCCATAACGTACATCCATTTAGAAACTTCGGTATCAAAATTCTGGTAATCGAGAACCGATTGGAAAAGGGGTGTTGGTATATCGATCCAATTTTCGACGTGACTATAGTCCGTAAACTCTTTATCAAAATATTTACAACTTACGATAGTCTGATCAAGATTCTTAAATTCACGTGAATCGTACGTATAAAAGTTTGATTCGTAAAGCCCAGTTTGTGCAGACCATTCTTTACCTATAAAAATACCATTTTTAAACGACCAAACGTGTCGATTTTTAATAATTTCAGGAAACTGCATATCTTTACAATTTGTTAAGTGTCGTATAACATCATTATATGCTGACCCTCGACTCGACAAGTTTTTCCAGAGTTCATACCGTGTTTCTTTCTGTGCAACACCATAAACATACTCCTGTATAGTCTCAACCTGTTTCCATGCACGTGTATCCTGACCGTCTTCCGTCTTGATTTGTGTACAACAGTACCCCTTGTATCTTTTAACGTTCGTTTCGTAAAGGTTTTGTAAACAGGCGAGTATGGCTTGTTGGTACGGTGCTAATTCCTCTACTTTTTCTATGGTCGAACATCTAAAAATAGACGGATCTGATTCTGGGTTTATAGGAACATATGTAGGGTTATTGATACGTTCATGTATACGCGCCGCCCTAAAAATAATTTGCCATGCATCGTCAACCTGATCTATAAGACGATTTATACGCATGGATATTTTCATATCTTCGTCGTCTTCAATATCCAATAATTTTAAAACTTCGGCGCGATGGTACATTTGTCCTAACTGCATTTTTAATCGTTTATGGTTTCCAGAAACAAGTTCAACATCAAACCGAACGGGTACCCCCGTTTCAGGGTCGAGATCCTGAGGATTTATAAAGTTTTTATACCCGAGTTGGAATGAAATCATATTATTATTCGTGGTATTGATATCCCACATATCTTCCAGCTGAGATAGAAGGTGCATAAACTCTTCAGGGTTGAGTGATTGAATCTGGTTAGACCACATAATAGCACTGGATTCGCGCTGGTTTGATTCCAAACTAATGAAATGTGTTTCTTCCATTTTCTTCTATTACATACGGATTATTTTTCTAAGTTAATTTTTTTGCATATGAGCTAGCATTTTAATAAGAATTTTATTTTGAACTTCCATTTGTCTCGAAATATTTACCAGAGCAGAGCATACGGTATCACCTTCTTCGGTCGCGAGTACGGAACTTAAGAGACCACCCATATCCATCATATATCCTTCGTCGTCATCTTCTAACATTTCCATATCTTCGTCTTCGTCTGATAATTCGAGCGTATCTTCTATTACAGGAAGATCGCCGTCCACTGTGGTTCGGTCATCCTCGGAATTAATTTCCGAGTTTTCGGTTTCAGTTGGTTCAAGAAGGGTTTCTTCTTGATCGGTCATTTCTATATACCAGGAAAAATTGACCCGGGTTTTTTCGCGGGTCTCACCCGAAAAAAAAATCTCTGCCTATAGTACAAAAACAAACACTATGGCCGGAGGTCTCATGCAACTCGTCGCCTATGGCGCCCAAGACGTCTACTTGACTGGTAACCCAAAAGTCACTTTCTTCCAGGCGGTTTACAAACGCCACACCAACTTTGCGATGGAAAACATCGAACAAACTGTTAACGGTACCGCTACTTCCGGTGGTCGCGTTTCCGTCACGATCGCCAGAAACGGTGATTTGATCTCGGACATGTACGTTGAATTGACTTCGGTTAAAGCCTTCGAAAAGACTGAAGATGCGTGGGTCGCGGAACGCGCGATCTCTACTGTTGAATTGTCCATTGGTGGCCAAAGAATCGACAAGCACTACCAAAAGTGGTGGAGATTGTACGCTGAATTGTACATGGACGAATCCAAGAAGTTGAACTACGGTAAGATGACTTCCACGCTCGGTGGTGCCGGTGTAGACGCGAAAACGTGCTTTTTGCCATTGATCTTCTTCTTCAACAGAAACCCAGGATTGGCCTTGCCATTGATTGCCTTGCAATACCACGAAGTCAGAATTGACTTTGACTTGGCGTCCACTTTCGGTGACAACTTTTCCTCCTTGAAGGTGTGGGGTAACTACATCTACCTTGACACCGAAGAGCGCAGACGATTCGCGCAAAAGGGTCACGAATACTTGATCGAACAAGTCCAACACACTGGTACTGATTCCCTGGCCGATTCTGGTGCCACCAAGCAAATTAGATTGTCGTACAACCACCCAGTTAAGGAATTGGTGTGGTGTACCGACACCGGTTCCAACTTGTGGAACTTCACCGATAACACTGATGTTGTTGTCAGTTCCAACGTCCTCTCTCTCGATGCCACTGCTAACGTGTTCGTCTCCCCATCCTCTGCGGGTGCCCCACAATTGCTCTTGGACTCCACGACGCAATTCGATGAAGAAGCTTCCGGTCCATTGTCTACGTTCAAGTTGGTCCTCAACGGTCAAGACAGATTCAAGGAACAATCTGGTAAGTACTTCAACCAAGTCCAACCATTTGTCCACCACTCCGGTTCCCCAATGCCAGGTATCTACTCGTACTCCTTCGCGCTTAAGCCAGAAGAGCACCAACCAACGGGTACCTGCAACTTCTCCAGAATTGACAACGCGCAAGTTGCGGTCACGTGTAACAGAAACTCGAGTTCCCTCCACATGTTCGCGACCAACTACAACGTGTTGCGCATACAATCGGGGATGGGAGGATTAGCTTTTAGTAATTAGGGTTTAGGAACAATTTTAAGTTTAAAATATACATACATCCTACATACGGGTAATTCCCCGGTACTAAGATGTAGAGTGGGGATGAGGGTAAATGGACTTAAAGATTATGGGCTATATTTAATAAAAAAATGACTCACAAACTTGTACCAATTTCATCGCGACCAGGAGCGTATTTTGCTATAGACGAAGAAGACCATGAAAAATTTGTTAAAAATATGCCGAATTGGTCAATGGCCGGAGCAAACAATAAATATCTTCAATGTGATTGGAAAAAATGTCCAGTTGGTAGAAGGCGTCCACGTCTTCATCGATTATTAATGGTAGGGTTATGTGATGATCCAAATATAGTTGTAGATCATATTAACGGTGATACTCTCGATAATAGAAGGTGTAATCTTCGCGTAATTACACGAGCACAAAACGTTACACATAGACCAAACGCGAATACCAATAATAATTCTGGAACACGAGGTGTGTATTGGTGTAAAACAAGTAAAAGATGGATTGCGTGTATAGGTCACAACGATACGTATTGGTGGAAAAAGACTTTTGTTGATAAAGAAGAAGCCGAAAGAGAAATAAAAACTAAACGTGAAGAATATAATTTAATTCATGGTATAACCACGGGGAAAGTACCCGAACTTATACCCGAATTGAAAGAAAGTCACAAAATACTTGATAGGCATATAGAAAATAACCCCAATTTGGTATATAAGGCAAAAAAGGATACACGTGAAAGATACAATGAGTATCGACGCGAAGAAAGTGCTAAAAAACGTCACGAGGAACGCGAAAAATTGTTAAATGAACCACAAACACCAGATGTTATGAAACGTTTAAAACGTTTAGATGCAGACGATAAACGTGCTGAGAGTAGAAGAACTACAGTTTAACCCCCAAAACCCTGCGTAATTTTTGCATGATTTTAGGATCCGGAATAGCTTTACCCGATTCGTATGAAGAGATGATATCTGTTGATACGTTTATGAGACCCGCAAGATCTTTTTGTGTATACTGTTTTGCAACACGCGCTTTTTGAATGGTTAGTGCCGTGTCTTTACTGACTTTTTTGTGTGTACCTAACTCGGTTTCATCGAGTTTTTGTTCCCTCGTTTTACCCGAATACTGACTCCGTTTGGGTAACTTTATTTCCTGTCCCATGAACTTAACATACTTTTCTTTTTCCTTTTCCTTGTTGACTTTACCGCGAATAATAACAGGATCCCAGTCTTGGTAATGGTTCATTTTATTTCAAAGAGACTTAAAATTTTAAGTAGTGATACAAATATAATGAATTTTATAGTTGGAATATCAGTAACCTTTACTATACTTGGTATTATGGTCTTATCACTTTTGTGTCCAAAAACGTATTACGAAGACGATGAAACATAAAGAATTACGTGTGTAATACGTTAATGGAACCTATATATACATTCTTAATAATTTTTGGAACTATATATGGTTCGTGTATGTTGTTTAAAACAATGATTAAATGTTATTATTACTGTTTTCCATACAAAAATGAACACAACGTTGAAACATAAAGATTTTATCGTATATACTAGTAACTATGATAGAAGTCTATACGGACGGAAGTTGTCTCGGTAATCCAGGACCTGGTGGATGGGCCTATCTTATAGAAAACGTGATAGGTCGGGGAGGTTCCAAGCTAACCACAAACAATATAATGGAAATGACTGCGGTTATAAAAGCACTCGAAAAGTGTATAGAAATAGGTTACGATGACGTGATTATATTTACAGATAGTAACTATGTAAAAATGGGGTTACTCGAATGGTCTAAGAACTGGGAAAGGAACGGGTGGAAAACGAGTAAAGGTGAAGATGTTAAGAATAAGGATTTATGGGTACACATGTTATACCTGTTGCGTAAAATTGAAAACGTTGAAATGAAATGGGTCAAGGCACACAACGGAAACGAGAAGAACGAACGTGTCGATACAGTGGCGCGTGAGTACGCATACTTATTTTCTAAGAAAGAGTAATGAGTACACCAGAACAACACCAATGGTGTCCAAACCAGGAAAACCTTCTTAAACGTTGGGCCGAAAAGGCCGCCGGGTACAGGTGGTTACACAATCACGCCCGTGTTTTATATAAACGTCAGCACGATTGGTTATCGTACCCATCTATAATTATATCGAGCATTACGGGTGTTGGTGGTTTTGCGGTTTTGAGTCCCGATACGAATAGCATGTCGGACGATCAAAAACAAAAGATTATTATTTTCCAATACTTTTTTGCGTTCATGAACGTTATTGCGGGTATACTTACATCTATATCTAAGTTTAACAATTCCGCACGACTCATGGAAATGCACTCGGCTATGTCCGTACAATACTCGAAACTGTATAGGAACATAGATATGGAATTATCTTTGGAAACGCGACACCGCGAGGACGTTTTGGAATTCGTGAACAAAACCCGTGTCGAGTACGATCGATTACTCGACGAGGCACCCGATATACCTTCCGAGAGTATTAACGCGTTTAACGAAACGTTCCCTGATAAAGAAAACAAACCCGACGTGTGTAACGGTTTGAGTGTTATTAATTGTGAAGAAGATACGACTAGTCACAAAAACATGGTGCTCAGAAACTGGTTACTCAAAAAGCGACCGGGAACACCGACAACACCGAGACCTTCGGTTGAATTGAAATCGTACAATTCGGAAGAACAGGTTTAAAGAAAAGTTACATATAGTAAACACGTAGGCTCCTATAGCTCAATTGGTCAGAGCGCGGTGCTTATACGACTTATGTATATTATGTAATTTTAGTGTTACGCAGGCACGCCGAGGCTGTGGGTTCGATCCCCACTAGGAGCATTTATTTACTTTTTACACGCGTATCCCACGTGTAAAAAGTATCTTAATAGAAATTATATGAAGTGCTGGTCTTGTGCACACACTCCGGAATATAAACGCGATCAAATTCGGCGGAACGTTCTCGAGAGTACGTATTCTAAGAAACCAAACCTCGGGTTTAAACGTCGCGATAATGCGCGTCTTCGGTTACGGTTTAAGGAGGCTATAGAGTACGCCCACGATACGTGTTCGGAGAAATCGACGGACGCGTGTTTCACGGCATGGGACGAGGTTGACGAACTCGAAGACTCGATGATGCGGTACGGTATAAATTTGTATGACGATAGTAACATGCGGTACGGGTCACTTCTTCGACGCGCGTTTAAGGTTCGTTGGAACGTACGTAACGTCGAGGACCATCACGTTATACCAGCACAGTTCAAAAGCCACCCGATCGTGGAAAAGGTAAACTACGATATACACGCGAGCGAAAACATAATCATGATGCCCCGTGACATTATCGGTAATTTACGAACGAACAGACACACACACAGAGGCGGGCACAAAGCGTATAATAGGTATGTGGGTGAAGTACTCGATTCCATGGAAACTTTGGAAACACCTGAACCAGAATTTAGAAAGTTTGTTGACTTTTTAAAAATTGGGTGTCGTTTTCGTCCTCAAGATATACCATGGAATTAGCGTAAATTACCACCCGTACTCGAGAACTTTCGTGGTTGCCGTGGGGTACCGTTTCGAGAAAAACTCACGGTTCCCCCAATTACTATGTCCAATGGTACTGTTATGGCTACGGTCGATGTGTAAACAGTGTCTGAGATCCTTATAGTAAACACGCGCACCTCGCGCGATTATATCTTCGTGTTTCATGTCGACGTGATTATCTATGGGGAAGAAATATTTATAGTATTTTTTCATGTTATCGACGTGTATGAGGTAACACTTGGTACTCGAAATCCACTTAACGCGTTCGAGTCCGCTCTTTTCGTCACTTTCCTTATCCGGGTATCGAGATAAGCAGTGGAAGAAACACATTTCGAAATCGTCACCCTTTTTGTTTATAACGTCCTGAATTTCCCGGTAAACGCGCTTATCTTTTATGATAACGTTATCTTCGAAAATAACCGCGTACTTGAGGTTTTGATCGAAACACCTTCGGTAAAACTCCATGTGGCCCATGTAACACCCAATAGCCCCCAAATTGAAGTAGGTAATATCCGGTCGCGTTTTGTTTGCGTTATAGTGAAGTTTTAACGCCTCGCGGTAATAGTTCGGTTCGATTATTTTTTGGTACTTTTTGGCATTTTCGAGTTTCCTGGTATCCGTACCGTATATGATTTCTAGAGGTACGGAACTGTCGTAATGATCGAGAAACTTTTCACGTCGGTCGGCTGATGTTTCCAGGGTGAGAAGAAAACACTTATACTCTGGGTTTCGACGGGAACGACGTAACAAAAGTGTAACGAGTACCAGTAGAAGAATCGATATTAAAATCGGTATGAACATTCTTACTTAAAGAGTACAGACATTATAATTTCGTGATACCGTGGCCGAGTGGTCTAAGGCGCCAGATTAAGGCTCTGGTCCGAAAGGGCGTGTATCATATCACATCCTCTGTCATATAATGGTTAATATTCCTGGCTGTTAACCAGGCAATCTGCGTTCGATTCGCAGCGGAGGAGTTTTTTTTATTAAAATATAAAAATATATGGAATATTAAGGATGGGATGTATTTATAAGATTACATCACCGTCGGGTAAAGTATACATAGGTCAGACTGTAAAAACTTTACATGAACGGATTAAAGGACACAAAAAAAGTAGTACGAACTGTACATTACTTAAAAGAGCTATAGATAAGTATGGAGATGAAATGAAATATGAAGTCATCGAAGAAATACCTGATGAAATACTCGACGAAAGAGAAATATATTGGATAAGGGAATACAATTCATTAGCACCATATGGATACAATTGTAGTTCAGGTGGAAACAATAAAAAGAAATTATCACAAGCACTAAAAACCCATATATCTAAGGGTATGTCAAATTACAATTTACATAAAAACGGGTATTTGGGTTCTGTACTTATGAGAGGTAATAATTATGTACCGAGAATAACAATTAATAATAAAACCATTTATTTATCAAAGGGTTCTTTTAAAACTAAAGAAGAAGTTATAAATGTTTTAAAAGAATATACGAAAGATCCAGAAAACTTTGTTAAACCTTTAGGTTCAAATAAAAGAACTGTTGGATGTATACATGCTTCGAGAAATACATGGTATGTTAAATATAAACATAAACATTTGGGAACGTTCAGAACGAAACACGAAGCTGAAACGTTTTTAAACGTGTTTTTACAAATTTAGCAAACGATTCGCATGTCGCGAGCATTTATTTTATCTAACGAGCTCGCGTGGCCAAGTGGTAAGGCATTTGTTTTGTATTTTATTGGCTTTTTAAAATGTGTGTCCCACATTTTAAAAAGTTTTGTCGTATAGTTTGGTATTTTTAAGCGGTGCGCTTGACGAGGACGATACCGGAGCCACCGGTTCCACCGTTTTGTAAACTGTTACCACCAGAGTATCCTGCACCACCACCACCACCACCTGTGTGTTTTTGAGCGTCATCAGGTTTTATAGAAGTCGTTGTACCCGAAGCACCACCGCCGAGTGAGGCAGTTCCTGCAGAAACGGAACTACCCGATCTACCACCACCACCACCACCAGATGCAAACCAACCACTGTCACCATACATCGTTCCAAAAATATATGATTTGTATAGACCAATACCACCGGAACCAGCTGCAGAAGTATCTCCGTTTGTACCGGTACCACCAGCACCTCCACCACCTCCACCAGCGTTTAGGGTATTGCTACTACCACCGTCATTTCCTTGTTCGGATGTACCACTTCCACCACTTCCATCTCTTCCACCACCACCTGAACCACCAGACAAACCGGAACTTGAAGACATACCTGCTCCACCACCACCTCCGGATGCATTGAGATTATCTATACTTGTATTCGAACCATTTAATCCGTTTCGGAGACTTGAAGGATTAATATCAGCACCATACCCACCTTCACCACCATTACCTACAATAATCGTTTTTGTTCCAGACAGCGACATATTTTCTGTATGTATGACGCCACCCGCACCACCACCACCCGCACTCACTGCACCCCCACCCCCACCACCACCGGCGACCATCAACACATCTGCCGTGATCGCCGTAACCGGTGTCCACGTATATTGTGTATTGGACGTGGTATTGGAGGTGACCGTGAGGGTTCCCCATGAATACGTACCATCCGGTGTATCCGCGTAAACAAACCCATCCGCGGCAGCCGCCTCCTTCGTGGCGTACGTGCTGTTATAATCGGTCGCGACGAAACCTGCGTAGTGGAAAGCGATCGCGGGGTACTCCACCACAAACTGACGCACGACTCTTCGCGCCAATTCGTCTATGCCTATGGAGGTATATACCACCTTATAAGTTCCCGCCGTATTAACATCTAAGTCGGACGCACCTGTAACCTTTACAGGAAGTGAACTGGTGTACGTGGGAAGCGTATAAGAAGTTCCGATAGGAATCGTATCGGATCCATCCGTCGTCACCCACCCATCACTGAACGTGATACTAAAGGCCACATCACCCCACAACACCAGTTCGGCAATTTCCAGACCCGTACCCCCGTTATTTGCCGATACGTTGATTCTGTAGTATACGTAAGCGGCCGGTGAGGATATCTCGTGGATGTCACCCGAGAGACTCGGGGGACTATCCGTAACCGTATGGATGGTAGTCCATGTCGCCGCGTCTTGGGACCCCTCAATGATCCAGGATTTGGGTCGGTTCCCGTCTGCCGCCTTAGGCCATACGACGTACTTATGGACGGTTTCCGCGGACGGTAATTGGACCCTGAGTGTTCCTATAGTAGACGATGTCGTTTCAAAACCCGCCGTGAGATTATTGTCAAACGCGTGGTAGGCCGTAACAGACGTCGAGGTAGCTGCCACACTCGCCTGTGCGTGGTACAAACCGTTACCGTAACCAGCACCTGATACGGTCCATATGGAATTTACATCGGCCGTTACAGTTTCCGTAACACCACTCGTCGTCCCATCCGTAGGTGGGTACTGGTATAAAGGTACGATATTTGTTGCGGGTACTAATACATTACTCGTGAGCGTAAACGTGCCCGAACCCGCAATTTCCGCTTTATAGTTACCCGTTTTGGATAAAGGGTACGTGGTGAGATCCGTACCACACGCCAAGAACTTATTAGACTCGTAGGCTTTGTAGGTGATGTAGGACGAGGCTTCGGCACCGGTAACTTTAAGCGAATTGAGTCCGTCGTAGGTGAGGGAAGGAGCAACATCCGTAGGATGTTGAGAGACCACCCCCACACTAACATTCGCCAAAAAGGCTGTCGCCGTATCCCGCGTAAAGTAAATATACTCCCCGGATTCGGCGATGTATACGTCGGAGGCTGTGCCGAGACTCCACGAGTTGGAGTCTTTGTAGAGGGTTTGGTCGGCGTATCCACCAATTGTGGTGAGCTTGTTGTACCCGTCGTAGGTGAGGGAAGGGGTAGCGGTGGATGTGAAGGGTACGTCGGAGATGAGGACGATACCGGAGCCGCCTGAACCACCATGAATTGAAGTTGTCGTTCCATAAGCACCACCACCACCACCACCCGTATGTTTTTGTGCCGCACTAGCAAATGCATTTGTCTCTTCCACCCCTCTAGAACCACCACCTTGATAAACAACTCCCAAAGTATAATCTTCCCTGCCAGCACCACCCCCACCGGATGCAAAGTACCCACCATCACCATATAAAGAACCAAAAGTAGATGATTTATCTAGACCAATACCACCATCTCCAGATTGAGTTTCACTCGGTGCAGAACCACCAACACCGCCGGCACCACCTCCTCCACCACCGGCATGATTGGCATAATTAGAACCACCATCATTACCCTGACCAGACGTCCCCGCACCACCACTATCTGAGTTTAGACCACCACCTCCGCCACCACCCGAACCACCAGATTTAGCAGCAGCACTGGTGTGTCCACCACCACCACCACCACCAACAGCGGTTGTTAACCCCGTAAACGTTGTATCAATTCCATTTCTTCCATCTTGTCCAGTATAATTATAGCCTACACCACCTATACCACCATTACCAATAGTAATCGTCTTTTGTCCACTTAAATACTGGTTCGTATAGTGTAAAAGACCACCCGCACCACCACCACCACCTATGTGCCCACCACCCCCACCACCACCCGCGACCATCAACACATCCGCCACCACCGTTAATAGAGGTGTCCACTCATACGTCGTATTCGAAGTCGTCGTGGTATTTACCGTCAGGGTCCCCCAACTATACGTTCCCAAAGGGGTATCTGCATATACGTGTCCATTTGTCGCGGCGGTGGACACGCTGCCGTCGCCATACACGTTATCGAAATTCCCGTGGTGGAAGGCGAGGGTACCAGTTGAGGTTACGGAGGTGATGGAAGCAACATCCGTTGGATGTTGAGAAACCGTCCCCACCGTAACATTCCCAAAGTACGCCGTTTGACCGTCCGGATCCACCGTGAATGACTTATAGTCCCCGGGTTTACATATCCAGACGTTGCTACCCGTCGCGATATCCCACGTATTGGCACCTAGACGCAGGTTGGTCTCGACGTTCGCGTTACTCGTGTTAGCTACGGTGAGTTTGTTATAGTTGTTGTAGGTGAGTTGGGTGGATGCACTTACCGCCCCCACCGTCACAGCCTCCGTCAGATACCGCGTTCCGCACACATCGACCAAGGCTTTGTACTCCCCGGGCTCCGAGAGGACCACGGGGTACGCGTTCCCCGTTTCGTGTTTGTACCCGTCGTAATAAATAGCCACGTTAGATGTAGAAGATGTGTCTTTAGAACCTCCATACATAAAGAGTGTATTCGTTCCATCGAAGGCGAGAAAAAACTCTTCTGGGGTCGGGTAATCGACGGCTTCTATTACCGAAGCTGCCACTATCCTGGTGACCATTAACCAGTTCGTTAGGAACATCTTTTTATATATGCGGTGAAAAATAATTCACGAAAAACGCTTAAACTTAAACATTCCTCAAAGACGCGATAAAATTCATCGACGTTCGTTCTTGTTTCATGAAATCGTATTGACTTAACGCGGCCTGCACTGTCGGAACGGGAATCCCGCAGTGCACGCAGTGCATGACAAACGACCTTACGTACTCGACGGTGGTATCCATGATAACCATGGGATCGTGGATTTCAAACATGGGACACGCCGCGTTCGAGTTTTGTACCCACGCGGTAACTTTCCCGTTCGAGAGTTGGCGACACTCGTAATAGGCCATCGCGTAACAGAACCGAACGGTTTGGAGAATAACGTTCGGATCGTAAAATGTGTTATACGTTTGGCGCGTTTCGCTAAACTTGGCGTATTGACTCGAGGTTCGCGCGTTAATGGCGGCGTGAACGACGGGCGTTGGCGTTCGCGTTTTAAATGCGTATTCCATGAACCACGCGGTTGTATTTTTGGTTTGTGCGACGTCGAGGTAGTTTCGGGTTACGTAGAGTTGACTCTTTGACCGTTCGATGACGGGACCTGTAATATCCATGTGTACGGCCTTCTCCATGAGTGAAAGCATGACCGGAATATTTCCGTTTGCGTACGCGAACGCGTCCCCTATCGATTGGAACATGACACACTCGAGCGCGTCGAGAACCATTTTGGCGAAATGGCCTGACCCCGGCATATCCCCGGCGTGTTGAACGTTTTTGGCGAACGCGTAGAATAAGGGTTCGTGGGTATTGAAAACCCGTTTTTTACCCCCGACGAGGAACGCGTCGTTCGTGAGGGACGCACTGAGGTAGTGTACACTCTTTTCGGAACACTGATTCTCGTAGAATAAACTCCGATCGAAGTGATCGAGGGTACAGTTTATGACGGTATCTTCAGGATCCGACCACTCGAGGATTTGGGGAACGGATTTGGGCGAGGACGTGAATACGGTCCGCGGCCGATCCATATTTACCATGAGATCGGCAACACATGCATAGTTGTGTGCATTGAACAAGTTTACGGCGTGCGAAACATCGTAAGTGTGAACCTTATTTACCTTTTGAACTTTGTTTGAGATTTTAAGGGTTTGGGTCGTGGTTCCGATAATACCGATCGACATTTGTGAAAACTACGTGTAATTCTTTTATGTATGTATAGTAATAAGAAAGAATGTCTATAAACGGAAACGGAGATACACTTACCATAACAGGTGCACGACTTAAAGTTTCTGGAGGTGTTCAAGTCTCAGGAAGTATCGCGTATACGGACGATGCAACAGGGTTCGG